AACGAAACCAAAATGAACATGACCGGTGAAGATTATAGAACTATTATAAATGCAGATGCAAACATGGCACAAGGATTTGGACAATATTCTATGAGTACCAATACTACTGTAGTAGAGAGTGTAGATCAAATGCTTGCAAACTCAAGACCAGCATCAGATGTATCACATGTACAAATTGATTCAGTCCCAGACTTTAGTGCATTAATGAAAACAATGAAAAATAAAGGACAAATATAATGGCTTATCAAGTTAGAAACATCAATCCGTTAGACTTAAAAAAGAGTACTGGAATTGGTGTATCTATACCTTTTAGCTCTAAATCTGTATTCACAACAGTATATACTACTCAAGAACAGTTAAAATATAATATTATTAATTATTTATTAACAGGAAGAAGAGAGAGGGTATTTAATCCTAATTTCGGAGCAGGTTTAAGAGATCTATTATTTGAAAACATTACACCGGAGAATATACAAAATATAGAATTAAGTATTAAGAGTGGGTTAGAGATAAATTTTTCAAACATTACAATTATAGAGCTTTTTATTAAACCAGAGCCCGATAATAACACAATCGTGGTTAAATTTAGTTATATTATTAATAATACAGGAATAGAAGATGAAATTAATATAAACTTCCAAAATGGATAATAATAAAGATATAAAATATATTAATAAGGACTATACTGATTTTAGATCAACCTTAATAGAGTATGCTAAATCGTATTTCCCTACAGCATATAATGACTTTTCGTCTGCATCACCAGGAACGATGTTTATTGAAATGGCTGCTTATGTAGGAGATGTATTATCTTTTTATGTAGACAATCAATTACAGGAGACATTTTTACAATATGCAAAACAAAAAGAGAATCTATACTCTCTAGCCTATATGTTGGGATATAAACCTAAAGTAACATCAGCCGCATCAGTCGATTTAGATGTATATCAAATTATTCCTTCTAAAGGTTCTAGCGGTAATAAAACTCCTGATTATAACTATGCATTAATTGTAAATGAGAGCATGCAAGTAAACTCATCTATAATTAGAAACACTCCATTTATAGTACCAGAAAAGATTAACTTTGCTGTATCAAGCTCAGCAAATCCAACGGACATATCTGTATATTCATTCGATGGAGTAGGAGACCCGCTATTTTATTTACTTAAAAAAACTACAAAAGGTCTTTCCGGAGAAGTTAAAACAAAATCATTTACTTACGGATCTGCTCAAAAATTTAATACTTCCTTAATAGAAGATACAGATATTATAGAAATAATTGATATAATAGATAGTGACGGAAATACATGGTATGAAGTTCCCTACCTAGCTCAGGATACAATACTAGATGATACTTTAAATATTAACTATAAAGATCCAAATTACAGCTCAGAAAACGGAAATGTACCTTATATATTAAAACTTAAAAAAATACCTAGAAGATTTGTAACTAGAGTTAAATCAAATAATTCCCTTGAACTACAGTTTGGATCTGGTATGAATCAAAATGCAGATGAATTAATATTACCTAATAACGGCAACGTAGGATTAGGTATATTAGATAGCTTATCAAAAATAAACACTGCATTTGACCCTACCAATTTTACCACCACTGAAACATACGGACTATCACCATCTAATACAACATTAACGGTTAGGTACTTAGTAGGCGGGGGAGCACAGGCTAATATCCCTAGCAATCAACTTAATACTGTTTCAAGTTTTACATCAGGATTTTTCGGAGGTAATGTTGATCCGACAATAGGTAATCAAGTATTACAGTCTATTCAAGTAAATAACCCTTCTCAAGCAATAGGCGGCGGTGACGGGGACTCGATAGAGCAGATTAGATTAAACGCATTAAGTCAATTCCCAACTCAGATGAGGGGAGTAACCCAGCAAGATTATCTATCACTATCATTAAGCATGCCTGGTAAATTCGGTCAAGTATCTAAAGCGTTCATTACCAATGATTTAATAACATTTAATAATGAATTTATTGATAATCCCGAATTAAAAGATCCATTATCAACCAGTTTATATATATTAGGATATAATCAAAATAGACAATTAATATCACCTCCGGATTCTTTAAAACAAAACTTAAAGACATACCTATCTCAATATAAAATGCTAACAGATAGTATTAATATAAAAAACGGATATATTATTAATATAAGCGTAGATTTTGATATAATACTAAGGCCAAACTACTCAGGTAGAGATGTTCTATTAAAATGCTTAGAAATATTAAAAGATTATTTTAATATAGATAGGTGGGAAATAAACCAGCCAATAATATTATCAGAGATATATACTGCATTAGATAACGTTTCAGGAGTACAAACTGTAAGCAACGTAATTATTAAAAATATATACGGAGAAGAAATAGCATATTCAAAATATTCTTACGATATTAATTCAGCTACGCTCAATAATGTAATATATCCATCATTAGATCCTAGTATATTTGAAGTAAAAAATCCTGATACTGATATCCAAGGTAGAATAGTAACCTTTTAATTAAATAACAATGGCAGTATATAAAATATTTCCTAATAAAGATTCTACAATATATTCTAGATATCCCATAACAAACGCGGGTAGGGATGAAATATTAGAAGTTGCCGTAAAAAATAATACCAGTATTACGGGTATATCCGATAATGTAGGATCAACTAACCTAGATGATATAAGAAGATCGCTTATTTCATTTGCGCAAGATGATTTAAATATAATAAAATCATTTAATAGTCAATCATTTCAGGCCAATATAAGATTATTTTTAGCTAACGCAGAGAATCTATCTCAAAATTATAATATAGAATGCTATCCCGTATCTCAAGACTGGATTATGGGAACAGGTAAATTTCTAGATAATCCTATAACAGACAATGGAGTATGCTGGACAAACACAGGTCCAGGGGATGCATCACCTACATGGAATCCTGCCGTAGGAACAATGCAGTATCTGTTTACAACAGGAGGAGGAACATGGAATACTTCATATAAATCAACTCAAAGCTTCGACTATACTCTAGATAAGGACATAAACATAAATGTAACAAATGCCGTACTACAGCTATTCACCGGATCAATAAGTAATTACGGATTTATAATAAAACACTCAGGCTCTATAGAACTAAATACAGGATCGTATATTGATCTTAAATTCTTTTCCGCAGACACACATACAATATATCCACCATGCCTTGAATACAAATGGAACGACTTTTCATTTAATACAGGAAGCAATACAAATGGATTTATCACTAGTGATAATTTCGTTATTAATGTAGGTAATAATTTAGGAGAATTTAAAAGAGATACGAAATATAATTTTAATATTAAAGCTAGAGATAAATTTCCTACCAGACAATTTACAACATCATCAGTATACCTAAACTGGAAGTATCTACCTACATCATCATACTGGGCTATTCAGGATTATAAAACAACAGAAATGATAGTTGACTTTGACGAGAACTATACTAAAATAAGTGCAGATAGTAGCGGGAACTATTTTACAGTATACATGAACGGGTTACAGCCGGAAAGAACGTATAAACTATTAATAAAAGCAGATATAAGTAATGGCGAGGAAATAGTTGTAGACGATAATATTTTATTTAAAATAATAAGATAATGTCGGAAGAGATAAATTTATATAAAGAAGTATACGGTCAGAATACATATAAAAGAGTAGTTGATACACAGTTTACTCAGCTAGTACAACCTACTACTGATCAAGTAGAAGAAGACGCTACTGTAGAAAGATTTTTTGAATTATACGAACAGTTATTCTTTCAAATACCGCTTACTGGAGAAATAAATTCACATGAATATTTAGTAAACAGAAGCTCAGAATACCTGGGAGGATCAGTTATAACAGATAATGAAAAAGCTTTAATTCAAGAAATTAATAGTTTGAGGCAGCAGTTATTAGAAGCAAATACCAATTTAATAGAGATAAGTAAGCTAGGATAATGGAAATAGTAAATGTAAATTATTTAGGCTCTAACCCTGAATTTCAAGAATATAATAATAAAGACATTTCTTTAATTAATTATAATGTTATATCAAGAAATTTTGGAAATGGAGATGATTATATAGAATATTTTATATATGACCTAAATAATAATTTACTTACATCTAATTATAATGTAACAACATACTCGATAAAGAACGCTGATGTAGTTCTTAACGAAAGTAATATTCTTGTTTTAAATCCAGATCAAGATGTTATTAATGAAGGATTTGATAGAGGGGCAGTAAATATAACCTATAATTTCTTTAGAAAATTATTTAACAGCAGTGAGCTTAGTAAATTCTGGATAGGAGATATATCTAACGACAGAACAGAATTAAGAATATTTAGACAAGATCTATCTAATGACGAACT